GGAGTTCGCTAAGCAGCGCGGTGAACAAGGCGAAGGCGCAATGCTGAACGCGCTGGCGGCTCAGTTCGCCGGCGATAACTTTGCGCCTGTGCAGGAGCAGCTGCTCAAGAAGGCGGCCGCCTCACGCGACCCAATGAAGTTGGGCGGCGGCATGCTGACGTCTGATGGCAAGTTCATCAAAGACCCGTTTGCCGATCGTGACAAGCGCGCCGAGTTCCTGCTTCAGCAGGCCAAGGCCTACGAGACGCTGGCGCAGACTGCGCAGTCGTCTCAAGAGCGCTTGGCCGCTCAGCAGGCGCAAAACGAGATCCTCAATCAGTTCAAAGCCATGGGTCTGCAGATCCAGAGCATGAACGCTCAGACCTCGCGCATGAACGCAGGCAGCGGTGGCCTTGGCCAAGGCGCGGCCACACAGATCGGATCGGGCTCAAACAACGAGCCGATTTTCCGTGGCAAAAGCGGCCAGTTGTTTACATACGACCAAGGCGGCCAGGCTGTTGTATACGCCGGGCCCGTGAACCCTAAGGCCAGCTCTGCGCAACCCTCTGAAGACGAGCGCAAGGCCGCCGGCTGGTTCTTCCAGGCCGACAACGCTCGGCGCAACATGGCAGAAATCGTAAAGCGCAACCCGGCTGCGGCTTACCCGACCGTGACTGAGCGAGGCGCAGGCCTGATTCCTGGCATTGGAGAAGACGTCGCCAACAGCTTGCGCCCAGAAGACCGGCAGATGTTTGTGCAGGCTGCAGGCTCAATGGCCGAGGCGTTGCTGCGTGCGGCCACCGGCGCTGGCGTAAACGAGTCAGAAGCGCGTCAAAAGATTGCCGAGCTGGTTCCGCAGCTGGGCGACAAGCCGGGCAACGTCAAGCAAAAGACCGACGCATATCAGGTGTACATGAACTCGCTGCAGGCTCGCGCCGGGCGAGCTTTGCCACAGAACGCTCCTGGCGCGTCTACTGATAACAGCGACCCGTTTGGCATTCGCAAGAGGTAATGATGGAAAAGGTCAAGCTCTCCGAGCTCCGTCAAAAATTTCCGATGTACGGAGATTTGAGCGACGACCAGTTTTTAATTGGTTTTCGCAAGAAGTTCTATTCGGACATCCCGTCGTCGAGCTTCTACAACCAGATCGACTACGACACCCAGCGCGTTGATCCAACCGCGGGCATGAGCACGACCGAGAAGGTGCTGGCAGGTGCCGGCAAGTCGATGACCGACATCTTTCGCTCGGGTAAACGCCTGGCGAACATGGTGGGCATTGGCGACTACGACGCGGCGGCCGCCAAAGCTGACGAGGAGCTCGACAAGCCTTTGATGGGCACCGCCGCAGGTAAGGTGGGCAAGTACGGCACCGACCTGGCCCTGACGTTTGTGCCCGGCCTTAAAGGCCAGCAGATCATCACTGAGGGCGTCAAGACTGGCGCCCGCATGCTGCCCCGAGCGGCTCAAGCAACCACTCGAGCTGTCGCCCCGTACGTCGGTGCGGCGGGCTCTGGCGCTCTTGTTGGCGCGGCGACCAGCCCCGAGGACATGGGCGGGGGCGCCACGATGGGCGCTCTGGCAGGTGCAGGCGGTGAGGTCGCTGGTCGTGTGCTGTCGGCCACCTACGGCGCCGGCAAGGCCGCATTGGAGCCTTTGACAGAGGAGGGCCGCAAGCGCGTGCTCAGGCGCACGCTTGATCGTTTTGCCACCGACCCATCGAAACTGCGCGACCCAGCCCTGATTCCGACCGATGTGACGGTGCCAGGCCGTTTGCCACAGCTCGCACCCGGCACATTGGCTGAGATGACGATGGATCCAGGTATTGCCCAGCTGCAGCGTGCAGCTGCCTCTACGTCGCCCGATGTGGCGTCTGCTTTGGCTGAGGCTCGCGGCCGCCAGGTCGCTGGATACAAAAGCGTCCTGGACGAGCTGGCCGGCAACGACGGCAAGCGCGAGTTCTTTGACGCTGCCCGTGAGGGTGCGGCCAACCAGCTGTACCGCAAGGCAGAAGCTGAGGGCTTGAGCATGACCACGCCGCTGGAAGGTCAGATGGCCGACCTGATGAAGCGCCCGTCCATTAAGACGGCAATTCAACAGGCGCGCAATCTGGCGGCCGAGAAGGGCGTCGACATTACCGGCCAAGAAGGCAGCGTGCAGGGTCTGCACTACGTCAAAAAGGCTATGGACGGCATGATTGGCGAGGCTAAGCGTGCAGGCAACGACACAATGGCTGGCGCCTTGAAAGATACTCAAGCCGAGCTGTTGGGCTTCATGCGCCAAGCGTCGTCAGGCTACGGTGAGGCGCTGGACACCTACCGCGCTATGTCGCGCCCCATCAACCAGATGGATATCGGGCAGACCCTGCGCGACAAAGCCATTCCTGCGTTGGCCGACCTGAGCGATGGATCGCTGGCGCGTGTGAACGCCAACAGCTACGCCAACGCCTTGCGCAACGCAGACGCGACTGCAGCAAGCGCCACAGGCATGCGCGGCGCCAAGATGGCAAACGTGCTTGACCCTGACCAGCTGCGTGCTGTCGAGGGCGTTGGCGAGGACATGGCGCGTTATGCCGCCTCGCAGGAGCTCGGCCGCGTGCCTGGCTCGCCGACAGCTCAGTACCTGGGAGCTCAAAACGTGATTCGTCAGTTCCTTGGCCCGCTGGGCATCCCTCAGTCGGCCGCTGACTCGATGATCGGGCGCGTGGCCTCTGGGCTGCTTGATCTGCCGTTCAGGCTCACCCAAAGCCAAACCGAGCAGCTGCTTGCCCGCGCTCTGACCGAGCCTGGCGTGGCTGCGAAAATCATGTCAACCACAGACCCCAAAACGATTGCCGAGATGCTGCGTCCTTACGCCGCGCAACTGGCAGTTCAAGGACAAATTCAGTAATCGGAGAAAAACATGTCACGCAATGGATCAGGAACCTACACGCTGCCCAGCGGCAACCCGGTTGTTTCTGGGACGCTGATTGAGTCGTCTTGGGCCAACACAACGCTGAGCGACTTGGCGTCTGCCATGACCGACTCTTTGTCGCGCTCAGGTCAGGGTGGCATGACGGCCGCGCTGCGCTTGTACGACGGCACATCGACTGTGCCTGGCCTTGCATGGGGCAGTGAGACAACGACCGGCTGGTATCGCGCTGGCGCTGGTGACATGCGCCTGGTGGTGACTGGCTCTGAGGTGATGAAGTATTTGGCCTCGGGCGTGTCTATTACTGGCACTTTGGCTGTCACTGGTCAGACCTTGACATTGGAAAACAGCACCGCGTACTACCCACAGGTCATCAACCGCAACAAAACCGACGACGCCAACGGCTCATACATCTCGTTGCAAAAGATTCGTAGCTCGTCGATTGTTCAAAACGGCGATGTGTTGGGCAACGTGATTTTCAGCGGCTATGACGGCGCGGCTTACTTGCAGGGCGCGTACATGAACGCGGTGGTGAGTGCCACACCTGGCACTAACGACATGCCAACAGACTTGGCGTTTGGCACGACCCCTGATGGTGGCGCGGGGCCGACTGAGTGTTTCCGTCTCACGCGGGCTGGCAACGCGGGTTTTGGCACGGCCACCCCCAGCCAGAAGGTAGACGTGGTGGGCAGCATTAAATGGTCGGGCGCAACTTACGAAAACGTCTTCACCATCACAGACGGGGCTTCTGTCGATCTTAACCCCGCAAACGGGACGATTCAGTTGTGGACTCTGGGCGCTAACCGAAGCCCCACAGCAACAAATTTTGCGGCGGGTCAGAGCATGACGCTGATGGTGAACGACGGCACCGCTCGCACAATCACTTGGCCCAGCGTGACTTGGGTCGGCGGCAGCGCGCCCACGCTGGCGACCAGCGGCTACACCGTAATTGAGTTGTGGGAAGTCGGAACAACCTTGTACGGAGCTTTGGTCGGGAGCGTTGCGTAATGTTGCTCACACACGCATTGCGAGCAGTTAAAAGAGGGCTCTCTTTTATTGGGTCTTCCTCTGGTGAAGGGACAAGTGGAGTCCTGACATTAACAATTCCTGATGGAACCCAAGCCGGTGATTTGTTGGTGGCCTTTGGGTACTCAGCAAGTAACGGTACGCTGTGGAGCGTGGACGGTGGCGGTTGGACAATTACAAACGCCACAAACTCTAGTGCGCCACGACTCACTGCGTTTTACTTTACTCACGTAGACGCAGCCAGTTATGTCTTCAGGCAAAACAACACTGGCGCTGCCACAGGCGTAACGCTGATGGCGTTTCGAGGTGGTGCGGCTGATGTTTACAGCACACTTGCCTCCGCAGCAAACCCAATAGTTATTCCTTCAGTCACTGCCACTACAAGTGGGAGCATCCAACTTATAACCGCTGGTGGTAACTCAAACCAACCTGCTGCAACACCTTCAGGTTTCACGCAGATTTATCTGAACACAGCAGGGGCGCAGCCAGATTGGGGTGTTTACTACAAGCAAAACATTTCAGCGGGTTCAACAGGAACTGTGTCTGTGACCATGAGTGACTCTTCAAGCACATCTGGGATGCAATTCATAGTCAAGCCAACTTAAAGGACAGCCATGTACATCAAAGTCACCAACGGCCAAGCCGAGCCATATTCGTTTGAGCAATTGCGTCGGGACAACCCGCAAGTCTCTTTCTCGCAGAGTCCATCTGCGGACACGCTTGCCGAGTACGGCGTGTTTGTCGCGCAAGCAGCTGAATCACCCACACATGAGAGCAATGAAGTTGTAGAGGATGCAGGCTTCCTGCAACTAGCAAACGGCACTTGGAAGCAAGCATGGCTGGTGCGTCCAATGACAGAGCAGGAATTGGCTTTGGCTGCGCAAGAGCAAGATGAACGCCGCCGCATTGCTTATGCAAAAGAGGCAGACCCATTGTTCTTCAAATGGCAACGAGGCGAGGCTACACAGCAGCAGTGGCTCGACAAGGTTGCTGAGATCAAAGCAAGCTATTGAAGCAGCGATGCGATAATCGCGCCATAAAAAGAAAACAACAACCCACGACAACCACCAAAGACTCGCATGAAAATAAATTTCAAACTTGACCTGCACGAAGTCAATGGGCTGCTCAACGTCCTTGGCCAGTTGCCAACCAGCACGAACATCTGGCCGCTGGCCGCAAAGATCCGATTGCAAGCTGAGGAGCAATTGCCCAAAGAGGAGGAGTCTGCTGAGGCTCAAGCTGGTCTGACCGACTGATGGAGCACCCCAGCAATGGCCGAAGAAGTACACCTGGCCCAGAGTGACAACGCGCACCTTGACCGACGATTTGACGAGCTGCTAGTTGAGATTAAAAAGATCTCGTCCGCGTTCATCACGAACGAGGACGGCACGACGGACTTTGAAGGCCATCGCAGGTTCCACGAAGAAAAGCTCCGCGCAGCTAAGGCTGAAGCCGAGTTCTGGCGCGACCTAAAGCTCGAGATTGCCAAGAAAGGCGTTTGGTCGCTGCTGGTAATTATTTGCGGCTTGGTAGTCATTGGCGCGTCAACCAAGCTGGGATTCACAAAATGAAGGACTGGGTCGTTGCGTTTATTGCGGCGGCCTCGCTCATTGGCATGACCATCTGGTGCGCCAAGGTTTTCGTTAAGGTGCTCTATGGCTGATTTTCTGCCGGCCTACGAGGCCATGATCCGCAACGAGGGCGGCTATGTGCTGAGCACCATTGCAGGCGACCGCGGCGGCATGACCTACGCAGGCATCGCACGCAACATGAACCCGCAGTGGCCAGGCTGGGTCAATATCGACAACGGCGATCAGGTGCCAGCGCAGATGGTGCGCGAGTTTTACCGCTCCACCTTCTGGAATCCTATCCGCGGCGACGAGCTGGTGCACCAGAGCACCGCCCAGAGCATTTTCGACTTTAACGTCAACACCGGGCGCCCGGCTAGAGTGCTGGCGCAGATCGTGGTTGGCGTGACCCCTGACGGCGCGTTTGGCCCACGCACTGTGCAAGCCCTTAACGCCTACGACCCCGACAAATTCGTCATGGCCTACGCCCTTGCCAAGGTGGCCAGGTATCGGGACATTGTGACCCGCGACCGCACGCAGCAGAAGTTCCTGTTGGGCTGGATTAACAGGACGCTGGAGGGCGTGGCATGAATTTCCTTGGAATTGGCACCATCATTGAGTCGGTTGGCAAGGTCGCGGGCGACCTCATCACGACGGACAAAGAGCGCTTGGAGATGGCGCTGCGCGAGAAAGAGCTGGATCAGCGGCTCGACCTGGCGCAGATCGACCTCAACAAGACCGAGGCGAGCACCGGCTCGCTGTTCATCGCCGGCTGGCGTCCGGCCATTGGCTGGACGTGCGCGATCGCGCTGTTCTGCTACTACGTGCCCTACGTCCTAGCGGCCACGGTGCTTTGGGTGGCGCAGGTTGTCCAGACCGGGCAGCTGGTAACGCGGCCCGACCTTGGCATCGCCGACCTGCTTGGGCTGGTGTTCGCCATGCTTGGTATGTCCACCCTGCGCACGGCCGAAAAGGTCAAGGGCGTGGCAGCCAAATAGGCTGTGCCAAAATTGTGCCGTGGACTTGTGCCACAAAGCAGTTGCCAAACCTCTGTGCCCTGAGAAATCAGGGCACTTTTTTGTCTGAGGGCACTGCAAATCCGTGTACGCCGGTTCGATTCCGACCCCCGCCTCCACTGATTTCATTCAAGAAATTCTCCTGACTGAAGCCTGACAAATGCGGCCGTGTGCCAAATTTGTGCCGTAGCGCAATCAGGAGCCCCGTGGCGGCGCGCCAGCGCGTCCAGGGGCACAGACATCACCCAGCCGTCGAAATCGACCCTGGCGGCCAGCCTGGGGCCTTGCGACCACACTCCCAGCACCGTGCCGACCAGGCCCACCGTCCAGGGTGGCCTGATCACCACCACACGCACGCCCGGCGCGGCGATCAACTCGCCCAGCTCCTCGAGGCGGTCGCGCTGGCCGGTTTGCACGGCCACCGCGTGCGCCTGGATTTGTTTGATGTGCTCGTTCACAGCGTGACCCTTTCGGCGGCCGCGGCCAGGTGCTCGGGGGACAGGTGAGCGTACTTGCGCACCATCTCGGCCGAGTGCCAGCCACCCAGCTCCTGCAGCACGCTCAGAGGCGTGCCGGCCATGGCGTGCCAGCTGGCCCAGGTGTGGCGCAGGTCATGGAACCGGCACCAGGGCACGCCAACGCGCTTTGTGGCGTTTGCCCAGGTGGTCGGGGAGATGCGCACAGGGCAGTTGAACACAAGCCCTTCACGGGGCTCTGGGATGGCCGCCAAGAGCTCACGCGCCTGCTTGTTCAGGGGCACCAAGATGCGCTCGCCGGCCTTGGCCTCGTCCGCGTGCACGATCACCATGCCCGTCTCCAGGTTCACGTTTTCCCAGCGCAGGCCAAAGACATTGGCTTTTCTCAACCCGGTGAGTAAAGCAAAACGGACTGGACACCGATACTTTACCGGCAGTGCGGCGATCAAAGCCTCGGCCTGTTCGCGTGACAAATATGCGACGCGACGGCTGGGCTCGTCCTCTTTGCGAAAGCCTGGGATCGAGTCGATCCATTGCCAGTCGATCTGGGCCGCGCGGAAGATGGCGCGGATCAGAGCGCGGTAGCGGTTGCGGGTGGCCGGCTTGACGTCCTGGGGCAGGGCATCCTCGATCGTTTCGCGGTCGATGTCGGTGAGCAGCTTGGCGCCCAGCTTTGGCTTGAGGAAAGTGATCTTGTCCTCGTCGTCCGCAAAGGACTTCTTGTTGCCTTTCTCGATCTTCCACTTGGCGGTGGCGTCGTTCCAGGTCTTCTTGGGCTTTTCCTTAAGCACACCCGAGCGCCACAACTCACCCTTGCGGATGTCGTGGAGCTCTTGGGCCTGCTTGGGGTCAGACGTTTTGAGCGACTCGCGGATGCGCTTGCCGTTGATCATTACGTCCAGCCAGTAGGTTTCGCCGCGTAGTTTGATTGCCATGGTGCTGCCTCGTTCCTCGTTTGTGTTTTGGTTGGTGAGATTATCGCAACAACAACAGCAAAACGCAATACCCGGATTAAATTGGCACGCCTCCCCATTGATCGGCCATCGCGGCAGCGATGCCCGCATAGGTTTCGCTCCTGATCTTCCAGCGGTCGGCGCTTGGGGCCAGCTTGTTCTGGCCGCTGGCGGTCTGGTTGCCCCAGCGCGGGCGCCCGTTGACGATCCGCGGCTCGACCATTTCCGTGGGCCGCAGTGGAGGCAGGTTTTTGAGCCACAAGCACGTCTTCTTGCTGGCGTCGTGCCCAAACTCGTAGGGGTTAATGATTTGGTCGGGCTTGCGGATGCGGCTCGAGATGATGCTGATCGGGTTCTCTATTGCGAGTTTCTCAATGGGCGCGGCCATAAGAAGCTGCACAAAAGCAAGAGCGTCCTCGGTCAACTGGGGGTCGCGCAGGCCTCTGGTTGTCCAGTGCATGCCGCTGACCGACAGGTAGGTGCACGGCGGGTGGGCGATCATCAGATCCCAGCCATCGGCAATGATGTCCATGACATCGCCTTGGTAGTGCGGGCCGGGCGAGTCTGTTGGCAAGAGGTCGCAGCTGAGTGCGTCATGACCTTTTTCGAGGAAAGCATTACGCACGCGCCCCGAATATTCGCAGGCGACAAGGACTTTCATTGCGTGCGCCCCCAGTAAGCGATCAGCGCGGCCTCAGCCTTGCCGTCGTCCTTCACGCGTTTGAACTCTCCCGCCGACGCCGGCCAGATCTGGGCGGCCTTGGCTCGGCTCCCATCCTTGCCAGAATTGAGCTGAAGGGCCTTTTTCCACTTGCCAGGGGTGACGGTGCTGGTGGGGATCTTCAGGCCCGCCAGGACGCCTTTGGCGAGCCCGAAGGACTCCCCAAACGCGAACATGCTGGTCACGCCCTGGCCGGGCATGGCGCCCACCTGCTCGATGACAGCCCGAGCGCCTTGGGTGGCGTAGAGCTCAAGCTCCGCGACCAGCATCTCGGGGCTGACGCGGCGCTTGGCCTTGCCGCCCACGATCACCTCGACGGCAGGCATGTCAAAGACGTGCACCAGCTTGCCGGTGTCCTCGATGATGGCGACCGCGCCAGCTGCGCCGGGGTCAATTCCAATGATGAAGCTCATTTGTTGAGCCCTCCTATAAGTTGTGCAAATGGGTTTGAGTAATCGCGCCAGGTCACGCCGCGCTTGATCACGCTGACGGTGGCCTGGCTAATGCCGTAGCGGGCAGCGATCTGCCTCTGCGTGCCCTCGGCCTCTCGGATCTCCGCAGCCAGCTCGGGCGTGAGCTTTGAATTGAGCCGGGCCTTGTCGGCCAGCTTCTTCATGCGCACGGGGCTGCTGGTGTAGTTGCGCTCCTTGTTGACGATCTCCTGCAGACGCTTGCGCGTCACGATCAAAAGATGGTCAGGATTCACGCACAGCTCGTTGCGACACTTGCATGTCACGAACTTGCCTGTCACATTCTTGCCAAGCGTCTCGGCAAGCAGTCGGCGCACGGGCTTGACCCGGCGCTTGTATTGGATCATCGGCGTGGGCGATCGGGCCTGCATCGCCCCTTGCCACTCCCAGCAGTCGCCGATCTCCTCAATGTGCAGACGCACGCGCTCAATCAGTTCCTTCATCTTGGCCCCGCGACATCACACACAAGGCCATCGTCAGAAAGCCACAAAATGCACCCGCCAGCAAAGCCGGGATGAGCCAGTACCACTCGATCATTTGAACGCCTCCAATGCCTTGACGGCGCTTTTGATCTTCTTGGCCTCCTTGCGCTGCTCGGGCGTGTCGGACTTCACAGGTAAATCGTCGGGGTGTGTGGCCAGGTCGTCCCACTCTGACTTCACGCTGCCGCTCTCGACCTTGCTCACCGGCCATTCGGTCTTGTGCTTGATCACTTCACTGATCAGAGAGCCGGGGCAGTTGTGCAGCTCGCGGCTGGAGAACACCGGGCCGTAGTCGCTGCAGTTCTCGGGGCCGTTGACAAACATGTCGCCAGTCTCTTTGTGCTTGTAGGCGATCCAGTTCTCGCCGCCGTCCTGCGGGTCGCCGTAGGGCACTAGGTCGGGGATCATCAGGTGATCCAGGCAGCCACTGCGCTGCTCATGCAGGGCCAGCTCGCGGTTGTAGATACCGCACTGCCATGCGCCCTTCTCAACGGGTGTCGAACGCACGCATGTCCTGCAGTTGGCCTCTGCCGCCTGGCCGCCGTGGCAGTGCTTCCACATCGAGCACCATTTGCACTCAAAGTGCTCGGGGTCTGTGCTCATGCGCCAGGGGGCGGTGGTGCTGTCGATCAGGCGCTGAGCGCGTTCGATCAGCTGGTCAAAGCGCTCTTTGTCGAAATGCACCCACTCGCAATACACGTCGTCGGTGTCCTTGTTTACGGCCATGTACAGGGCGCGGTCGATCTCCATCAAGCCCATGTAAACGGTCATTTGGTCGTAGTGCTGGGCCTTTGCGCCCTTGACCTTCTTCTTGAGCAGCTCGTTGAATGACTTGTTGGAGTGCGTCTTGAACTCCAGCACGGCCGGGCTCTTGGGGGCCTCTGGCAGTCCTTTGGCAACGCCATCCAGCGAGCCGCCAAAGTGGCCGTTGCAGGCGCTCACGCGCCACTGGTCGCCGCTGTCGGGGTCAACATCCCAGACGGTCGCGCCGATGCCGCGCAGCTCCTCGACCAAGCGCGACTCCTCGCGCTGGCCTGTGCTGAACAGGCGCAGGATGCGGCCCTTGAACTCGGGTTTGAGGGCCCAGCGCCAGGTCAGCCAGATGTACCGATCGCACGCATGGCCGATCAGTGACGCGCCCATGTGCGGGCGGTGTTCTTGGGGTTTGCTTTCGTACCAGCGGATGATCGCCGCGCTGGTCGTGTGGGGGGATTCAGGAATTGTTGCCATCGTTCTCTCGTTGTTAGGTGGGGCCTACTCGCTGCGTCTGTGGGCGTATCCGTCAACCGTAGCGTCTAACCGCAGTTTCTGTGACGGGCAACGCTTACACAGCATCCGCTTTCGGCCCCGATTTAGATCAGCCCCAAGGCTTTGCGGCCTTGACTTGCGCGGCAGACGGTGCTGGCGCTGATGCAGCTTTGGGCTTGGCGTTGTTGATGTGGCCGCCAATGCTCTTGTAGCCCCAGATCACGTTGCGCTGGTCGTCCTTCTTGTCGATGCCGATTTCTGCCACGAAAGGCTGGTCGTGCAGCTGCTCGCTGTCCTCGACGTCGTCCAGGCCGATAGCCATGCACAGCTTGGCAAGCGACTCCTGAGCGATCTTTACGGCCTGAGCGTTGGGGTTGTCCAAGTTCAAGCGCTCCCAGTGCCGGCGGCCAGAGTGCTGGCCCGAGATGATGTGCATCTCCAGCTCGAGGTAGTGGCCGTTGTTCGCTTTGGTCGGTTTGGTTTCCGACTTCACGATCATCATTTCGTACTCGCCAGCAGGCAGAGGGCCAAATGAATTGGAGCGCTCCTCGATCTGGACAGATGAGGCTTTGAAGTTAATGAGTGCCATGTTTGAAAGTTCCTAGTTTCAGTTTTGAGACGCGGTCAAAGCCGCAGCGAATTCAGCCCAATCGAGCTTCATGTTCTTCAAGCCAAACCGATTCCCGCCCATGTGAGCTGGGTGCGGTTCAACGTGAAGAATTCGATCGCCCGTGGTGCGGGCCTTTGTTTCTTTGTTGCCGTAGCCGGCATCTGACTGCGTGGTCACGATGCGGTAGTTGGCCCAGCCGATGACGTCGGCCCACTCCTGAACCAACGCGGCAGCGCGGTCGTGCAGCTTGAGCACGTACTGGTCATAACCGTCGTGCAGGGGCGACTCAAAGTGCTTGATCTTGTCGTGCGCGATCAAGATCACGGCCATGTTGCGTTGCTGGCGCAGTGCCTCAAGGCCGTTAAGCAGATTGCGCCACTCATCGGCCGCAGCGATGTAGCCCTTGCCGTAGCCTGCGGCCTCGATGGTGGCCCACTTGTTGGCCTTGCAAACGTGCGCATGGATCAGCGGCTCTAACCAATCAAGCGAGTCAAGGAACACTGTCTGGTAGTCGTGCTCCTGCTCAAGCAGGGTGGTGATCGCCTCGTAAACCTGGTCGAGGCTGGTGGCCAGTGGAAAGGCAGACGCGTCGACAGCGTCGGCGCCGTCCTCGGTCAAGATGCCGATCGCGTTGGGGGCCATCGAGGCAAAGGTCGTCTTGCCGATCTTGCCTGGCCCTGCGATCACGATCTTGGGGGCGCGCATGCGCTTGGTGCGCTGGATGGATGAGAGATCAAAAGCCATTTTTATTTTCCTTAGGTGGTGGGTCTGTCGTGGAATTGTGAATATCGCATCAGTCTTCTGTGGACTTATTTGCGCGATCGCGCTCAAAGCGCGTTGGAATCGAACCGGGCTTCAAAAGCTCGATCGTCGTGAACCTGTGCTCGTTGGCGCATTCATAGCGCCGGCGTGTGATGTTCTCGGCTGTTTTGCGTGTCTCCAGAACTTCAGTCCACGCGCCGCAGCGTGGGCATTTCATTTCAGCTTGCGCTCCGTGACCTCGTTCCAGATCTTGCGATCTGCGTCGTGCGTCTTCTGTGCGGCCGTCAGCTCGTCCAATCGGGCTTTCGCTTTTGACCACACGCCGAAATCGTCGGAATAGCTGTAGTACCAATCAAAATTCTCCAGGCCCTGTTTGTATTCTTCTAAAGTCATCAGTTGCTCCAGCCGTAAAACAAGAGGGTGGCCAGGCCAATGCCGATCGTCAGAGCCAGCGCATAGCCAGCAACGCGCTCCCACAAGGGCTCGCGGTGTGAGCTTTGGCTGGTGTAGCCGGGAGTGAAATGGCACTCGTTCAGAGTGCGGGGGGTTTGCAGATGTGAGGGTTTCATGGTTTAGGGTTCCAGTTAGAGGGGCCGAAGCCCCAGTTGATTTAAGCGGCGGCCTTCTCGGCAAAAAGGCGCTTAGCCTCTGTGCCTTGATTGACGTACTCATCAGACCCATAAGCAGGATCAACCTCGCCCCAATATGTCCAATCAACATCTTTACCAGATGCAAAGGCTGCGTTGACACGGGCGGCCAAACGCTCGGCCTTAGCGGATGCTTCTTCACGCAGATCAGGGAAGCAGGCGTCGCCAGACTCCTCGCAAATAACTTGCTCAGTGCCGGGAAATGTGGCCACGTGACGGAAGCGGCGGCCAGCTGCGTTCTCGATCAAAACATAAAAGCACTCAGCGATAAATGGATGACCATCGCAGCTGTAGCCTGCGTTGAAAAGATCAGAAGCTGCGTATGCGGTGTAAATTGTGTTCATCGTTTGGGTTCCTTGTTTGCACAGCGTTGTTGCTGTGAAGTGATTACGCCACAACGATGAGAAAGCCGCAATACTATCCCGACAAAAGCGAAGGGTTATTAACCCAGGCTCATCAGGTGGGCTTGATCCAGAGTATGCGCGCACACCATGTGACGTTTGCGTCGGTGCGCAGCACATCGCCGTTTTGTCGCACCAAGTTGAAGGTGCCAGTGCGGTAGCCCCGCTGCACAAACGAGATCATGTGCTCGCCGGTAGACAAGGCCACGCAGCACAGCTGGCCAAGGTGTGCGCGTGGGTCATCCTCAGAGGGAGAAATGAACAGCATCCAGCCATCCTGTGGCGACTTTGCGTTGCGCACCTGCAAGGCATAGGTGCCGTCGGGGCAGTCTGCCGGCCCAACAACGCGGTCGTGCGTGCGCTTGGGGAACAGCGTCACCTCTGACTGGGCGTCAACATAACCAGCCACTTTGACGCGCCTGACATCGTCAGTCACCTCGATGCCCGCCTGGCGCAGCACCTCGGTGATCGGCACGCCAAGGATGATGCTTACCTGGTGGGCCTCCTCGTTCGTCATCTTTCGTTGACCCCTTAACATCAGCGACACCGCCGCGGGATCGAGCTCGAGCAGCTTTGCCAAACCGCGCTGCGACAACTTACGGGTGGCTAATAGTTGACGAAACCACTCGGTATTCATGGGGGCCTCTTTTGGTGAGGTTTCCACATTGCCATACACTCCCTGATGAGTCAAACGCAACACATGAGGAAATTCAGCATGACGATTCCAGTTATCCATACTCTCGACCCCGCCTACACGGTGATTGAAAAACTCGGGGGCAAGAGCGAAGTCTGTGAGGCATTGAGCCTCGACAAGTCCACGCTCTCGCGCTGGTGCCAGCCCAAGCCCGCAGGCACGGGCGGGATCATTCCCCAGCGGTACTGGCCGCAGCTGATCGAGATGTCACGCAACAAGCGCGTGCGCATCACTCTCAAGGAGCTTGCCGCCGTTGAGGTGTGAGCATGGTCGTCGGAGCAAACACGATGACCAACAGCGATTTTCTCGCCGAGATTTACGGGGATCTTGACGCAGGCACCCACGGCTGGGTGTGCTCGTTTAGAGCTGACCCCAACAACGCGCCCCCGACCGTCTGGTCTGGCCGCGCCTACAAGGGCCTGCCAAACCAAGCAGCCCTGATTGATCGTTCTGTCCAAGACAACACCTACTTTTGCACTTCCGTTCTGACGGCCACGTCAGACGGAGAAATCGCTCGAAACAAGTCGGCGTTCGTTCGACTTGCGGTGCTTGTCTTAGACGACGTCCAGCTGTCTGATGTCCAGGGCTTTTCTTACGCCCTGCAAACCAGCCCAGGGAAGTTCCAAGTAGGTATTTTTCTCGATGGGGATGATGCGGATACCCGAAATAGGCAATTGATTGACCGGCTTATGTCGGCTTTGGCTGCCCGCGGCCGAAGCAATGACGCATCGGGCAACGCCTGCGTGCGCTACGTGCGCCTGCCCAACGGCATGAACACTAAGCCGCGGGCCGCTGGTGAGTGGCAGGTCAGGCTCGAGCACTGGCACCCCAACATCCGCTGGAGCCTGGACGACGCCTGCGCGGCCATCGGAATTGACCTAGACAGTCTGCGCATTGCCGCGCAAATGCCGAGTGCCCCGTCTTCAACAACAGGCGCAACAAATCGTGCCGGCGAAATGATCGCGGGCCTGACCGATCCAAACCCCGGCACACGCGTCTATCACGAAAGCATCACCCGCCTGGCCGCGTCCCTGATCTCGGGCGGCATGTTCCCCGGCGCGGCCGTGGACTTCCTGTACAGCCTGATGGATCAGGTCAAGCCGGGCGACCCCGAGGAAATGCGCCGCTGGGAGTCACGCCGCCAGGAGATCCCGCGGGCAGTGAAGTCGGCCGAGAAGTTTGCCCCAGAGGAGCGCCAGCCGCCCAGCATCACCGTCAACCTGTCGGTAAAAGAAAACGACCAAAACCTTTCTACAGAAAGCCAAGAGCGTGAGCTGCCGGCCGGTGACCTGGTGCCCATGGACTGGGGCCAGCTCCAGCACAAGCAACCCGAGCCCACCAACTGGCGCCTGGACGGCTGGCTGCCCGAGGGCACCGTCACGCTGCTGAGCGCCAACGGCGGCGTGGGCAAGTCCAACCTGTCACTGCAGCTGGGCGTGGCACTGGCCCACGGCCGAAGCCTGTTCGACATCGAGGCCAAGCCCTCCAAGGTGCTGATCCTGTCGGGCGAGGACGAGGCCCGCACCGTGCACTTCCGCGTCGCCAACATCTGCGCGGACATGGGTGTCGAAATGTCGACACTGGCCGATCGCCTGGTCGTTTATGACCTGACCCAGGCCGACTGCGTCCTGTGGAAAGAAGGCGGCACCACCGAGCGCATGCAGTGGCTGGCCGACGTCACCGTGGCCACCAAGGCCAACGTCCTGATCATCGACAACGCGTCCGACGTGTTCGCGGCCAACGAGAACGACAGGACGGAAGTCCGCGGCTTCATGCGGGCTCTGAACCTGATCGCCAACGTCACCCGGGCGGCCGTGCTGCTGCTGGCGCACGTTGACAAGGCCAGCGTTCGCGGTGGGGCAGGGCTGGACTCCAACACCACCTTCTCGGGCTCCACAGCCTGGAACAACTCGGCCCGGTCGCGCTGGGCCATGGTGCGCGACGCCGAGAACGTCGTGCTGCGCCATGAGAAGTGCAACCTGGGCCCCTTGCAGGAGGAGCTGCGCCTCGAGTTCGACCCGGGCGCCAAGGTGTTCAGGCGCTTTGGTACCTCGCCAGGCCTCAAAGCCGCGGCCACGCTGGTGCGAAATACCCAACGCGCTGTGATTCTCAAACTGATCGGGCGCTACGCCGAGCTGGGCACCAACCTGTCCATGAAGGCCAACGCCCCCACCACCAACATCTACAACGTGCTGGCGCAGGACGACGAGTTCCCCAACGGCATCAAGCGCCAAGAGTTCTTTGGCCTGCTGCGTGACATGGAGCGCGAGCACCTGGTCGGGCTTGAGGCCTACAAGAAAGCCAACCGCAGCACCGGGCAACGCGTGGTGCTGACCGACGCCGGCCGCACACGCGTGGCGCTGGGCAGTGGCGCCGCGCCCACATGGGCACAACGAGAGGAAGACGACGAATGAGCTTTGTGAAGAACCAAATCATCCTACCCAACACAGTCGCACACGGGCGCTCCGCCGGGGCGTTCAAGTTGTGCGGCAAGTGCAACAAGGACAAGCCACCAGAGGGTGGCATCGAGATGAGCCCCACGCGCTGGATCTGCGCCGTGTGCTGGACGACAAGAGCAACAAGGAGAAAGACATGAAAAAACTAATTTTAATTGGCGCACTGTTATGCAGTGGCGCACAGGCCCAGTTCCTAACGGGCAATGACTTGCTCACACGCCTGAACTCAGACAGCGCGATTGATCGAACCCTTGGAATGGGTTTCATCATGGGCGTGTATGACGCGACGCTGACGATTGAGCATTGCCCGCCACCAAACATAACTGCGGGACAGGTGAAAGACATGGTGGCCAAGAACTTGTACAGCGGAGCATCTGCCCGTCATCTACCTGCGGAAACGTTTATCACCTACACACTGAGTGCCGCATGGCCCTGCGCCAAGAAAGGAAAGGGAGTATGAGCAAAGAAGCAATGAAGCTGGAAACTGTTTACGAAACCATCATCCAATGGGACGAAGGCGGCGGCAAACGAAGCCGTAGAGAGTTAGCTCGCCGGATTGTTGCACTGGCAGAGCCAGAGCAGGAGCCTGAACATATCGTTCATTCAAACGGGCGATACAGCCCCTTGTTGACTCACATGATGAATAAGCGAGTGAAGTCCAATCTCAAGCAAGTGATTGAGCTTTACGACAGTCCTGACCAGCCAGCACCACCTCCCGAGTGCAAGACCGAAGCCGAGAAGACTGCATATGCTTTTGGTTGGTTCAAGGCTCTGGAGTCTGTGAGAGAGAAGCCAGCACAGCAGGAGCAAGGCGACAGCATCTGCCAAGAAGATGATGGGTGTCCAACTGAGTTGGCTGTGTTGCAAAGGTTTTGGCGAGGTCAGTCCATACCTTACGAGCATTACCCAACGTGGTGTAAGCCAGCACCCGTTCCGGAGCCAGCACAGCAGGAGCCTGTGGCGTGGGAGCAGTTTTACCCTGACATGGGAAAACCAGAACTTGCATATCTTCCGCCAACAGAATCACCTGAAAACGCTTGCTATGTCCCATCACAGCGCACATGGGTTGGGCTGACCAAACTCAAGGAGAAGAACACATGAACATCACCATCTACACCAAGCGCGCATGCCCCAACTGCGACACAGCCAAGAAGCTGCTGGACGCCAAGGGCATCAGGTATGGCACTGCCGACGCGGAGAAGGAAGGCACGCTCGAGGCGCTGCGCATGCTTTACCCGCAGATCAGGCAGATGCCAGCCATCTTCATCAATGGGCAGTACGTGGGCGGCCTGGCTGGGCTGCAAGCGGCGCTGGAGGTCAAGGCATGAACGAAGACATGAAGGCCGCATGGCTTGAGGTCACCCAGATGCTGGGCGAGCCCACCAAAGAGGAGCTGGACGTGTTCCTGCGCACCTGGCAGCGAGCCATCCAGGCCGAGCGCGATCGCCTCGCCCGCGAGTGCGCAAAGCTGCCGTTTGGGGATACCGCGGCCAGCTTTGCCGTCTGGATCAAGAACGGGGGTAAGGCATGAGCGACCCGTTCAAGATCACCGGCCCGACCTGCATCAGCTTCAGCGGTGGCCGCACCAGCGCCTACATGCTGTGGCGGGTTCTTCAGGCTCACGGGATGAGCCTGCCAGCCGACGCGGTCGTGTGCTTTGCCAACACAGGCAAAGAGGACGAGGCGACCCTGCGGTTCGTTCAGGACTGCTCGGAGCGTTGGGGTGTTCACATCACATGGTTGGAATACCAACAGGAGGCCCCAGGCTACCGCGTGGTCACGTTTGAGACAGCCAGCAGGCAGGGTGAACCGTTTGAAGCCCTGCTGGCCAAAAAGCAGTATCTGCCGTCGCCGGTCATGCGGTTTTGCACTGTTGAGCTAAAGATCAGGCCAATGGCCAAATACTTGTTCGACATTGGCATCACAGACTCTAAGACAGAGGGGGAGACAGCTGCAATGGTCGGCATCCGCGCCGATGAGCAGCGCAGGGCGGCCAAGATCCCAGACAAAGGGCGTTTGCCGTTGGTGACGGCCGGAGTGACCAAACACGACGTAGCTGCGTTTTGGCGCGCTCAAGACTTTGATTTAGGGCTGTCCAACAACAATGGCGTGACCATGCACGGCAACTGCGACCTTTGCTACCTCAAGCCAACGTACCAAGTCATTAGCCTGATCGCAGAGAAGCCCGAGCGAGCCGTTTGGTGGGCGCGCATGGAGTCCACGCACATAAACAAAGCAATCAACGACTCAGGCCGATTCAGGAAGGATCGCCCGAACTATGCGGAGATGGCTAAGTTCGCCGCCCAACAGCGGGACATGTTTGACGCAGCCGAAGAAGGCATTGCGTGCTTTTGTGGAGATTGATATGGAACACGGAGACGGCGGCAAGGGCTCAGGGCGACGACCTGGACAAGGCTTTCAGGACGGCTGGGATCGCATCTTTGGGGGCAAGAAAAAGGCTGTTTGCACCCAGTGCACCCAGTGCGCACCTAGTAGTGAGTGCAGACTGGGTGCAGGTGGGTGCGCTGCATCCCACTACCCCAAGGGAGTGGGTGCAGATGCACCTGCGCGTGAGAGTGAAAAGAGCTGCACCGCACCCACTTAGATAAGGTGTGGAGTGAGTGCGGTGCAGTTATCCACAGGAGGAAATGATGGACTGGGAAATGAGGGCCAGGATGCTGGCGGGGGATTTGGCGGCGCAGTCAGCTGCGCTTTTGATCGCGGCCGTTTGGCTGGGTTTTGAGGTCGAGGGCTGGAACGTGTGCTGGGCTGTCCTGCTCGGCGCGTGCTCGCTCAACGGGCTCGGTGGTGCGAGAATCAAGCCATGATGACAACACAGCAACAAGACATCGGGCAACAGCTGCAAAACGCCGTCTTGCAGGCGGCGGTTGATGAGGCTGTACAAAAAGACAGTGAGGCCGCAAAAATTGAGGGTGGAATGCGGAAACCGGCGGCGAGCCCGCTGAATGGGGCGCAGCTGCCGACGGGGAGGCCAAAAGGCGTCCAAAACAAGCTCACCAGGACGATCCGCGAGGCCGTCGAGAAGGCCGCAAAGGACTGCCACGCGGAGGGCCTCGCCGGCTGGCTGATCGAGCGGGCGCAGGGCGGCATCCAAGACCGCCAGATCTTTGCGCAGATGGTCAACAAAGCCATGCCGCTGCAGGTGCAGGCCAACGTAGACGGCGGCATCAAGCTCGAGCTTTCCTGGTTGGGCGGCCGGTCGATTGGCACAACAACGGCACAATTGCCAGAGCAGCGCACGCAAGTCCTTGATCTAGAACAGGATTCGGACGGCGGGTATCGGATTAAAGATCCGAACGGCACGTCGGCCGGGGGTGATGCGCAGGCCAATGGTGGGGATGTAGGGGGCGCCGGCATGCCAAGCGACGCAGGAGGCCCGCAAGGTGCGTGAGGCTACCCAGCCCTTGACCGCCTTGCGATCGCGCCTTGGTGGGCCGCGCAGCGCCCTTGCTGGGGCTGCTGTGCGTGTGCCACCTGCCCGACCCCCCACCCCCCGTCGAGGCGGGGGCGGGGTGGCAGCTGGAGCAGGGGCCCCCCCACAATTTTCTGAAACCCAAAATTGAATGTTGAGAATTTTGCAATGAAACTAACAGGCGACCGAAACCAATGCCGAGGCTGCTCGGAATACTTCAATTCCTCGCGGGCATTTGACAAGCACCGTGAGGGTCAGCATGGCAAAGATCGCCGCTGTTTGACGCCTGCCGAGATGCAGGAAAAGGGCATGGCGAAAAACACCGCTGGTTTCTGGGTTGGAAATCCCATGCAAACAGACATGCCGCATTGGGTTGAGGCATGAACCTCCAGGAATACGTCCCCCGCGACGTCTTCAAGCCCTTGCACACCCGCGACCGCCGTTGGACGGTGGTGGTGGCTCACCGCCGGGCGGGCAAGACGGTGGCGATGTGCTCTGACCTGGTGATCGGCGCGCTCGAGACGGCGCTGCCCAAGCCCCAGTTCGCGTACATGGCCCCGCAGCGCGACCAGGCCAAGCGGGTGGCGTGGGGTTACCTCAAAGACCTGACGCGCCCGATGTGGAGCAAGCCGCCAAACGAGTCCGAGCTGAAGATCACGATCAACAACGGCCATGGCGGCGAGTCGACCATCTACGTGGCCGGCGCCGATAACTACGACGCCCTGCGGGGCATGTATTTCGACGGGGTGGTGCTAGACGAGGTGGGCGACATTCGCCCGAGCGCCTGGTACAGCGCACTGCGACCGGCCCTGTCCGACCGCCGCGGCTGGGCCATCTTTGCCGGCACGCCCAAGGGCAAGAACCTGTTTTGGAATTTACGGGAAGAAGCTCGGATGAACCCGAGCACGCACATGCTGCTGGAGCTGCCCGCGTCCAAGACCGGGATCATCCACCCCGACGAATTGCGCGACGCGAAGGCTCAGATGACGCCCGAGACGTACGCGGTCGAATACGAGTGTTCCTTTGACGCGGCCTTGCCGGGCGCGTATTTCGCCAAGCAGATTGGCGAGGCGTACGAGCAGGGGCGCATTGCCAAGTTCCCGGTCGACCCTGAGTTCAAGGTCAATTTGGTGGCCGACTTGGGATACACCGATAGTTGCAGCTGGTGGGGCTGGCAGGAGGTGCCTGACGGGTACCGAATTGTCGACTTCATGGAGGACGACAACCAGCCGATCAAGCATTACATTGACTGGGTGAAGTCCCGGCCATACAAGGTGGGCCAGGTGTACCTGCCCCACGACGCCCGCGCCAAATCGCTGCAGACGGGCAAGTCGATCATCGAGCAGTTCTTGGCAAACGGCATCACGCCCAGGCTTGTTCCAGAAATGAGCCTCCAAGACGGCATTGAGGCGGCCAGGATGATCCTGCCCGACTGCTGGTTTGATGAGGATGTGACTTACGACGGGGTGGATCACCTGCGTGCGTACATGCGTGAGTTCGATGAGCGCACGCAGACCTACCGCAACAAGCCCAAGCACGACCAGCACAGCCACGCCTCGGACAGTTTTCGGTATTTGGCACTCGCGGCGCGTAAAGCGGTGAGGAAATCTGGCGGTGGTCATAAAATCGCATCAAAGCACGCCAAGGGCATGAATTACCAGTTCGCCCTGGATGACATTTGGGACACCGCTCCCCAGCAGTCAGGAAGGATTGGGTAATGGAAGAAGGCAAGATCACCACAGCCGACGAGTTCAAGAACACGCCGATGGGCATGGCCCAGCGTTGGGACATGGAAATCGTTGCGGCGCAGAAGGAGCTCTCCAAGTTCCACACCGATGCCAAGCGCATCGTGCACCGCTACCTCGACAAGCGCGAGGACTTTGGCCGCGACCAGAGCAGGGTGAACCTGTTTTGGTCGACGGTGCAGGTTCTGCTGTCGATGCTGTATGCCCGCCCCCCGCGTGCAGACGTGGCGCGCAGCTGGCAAGACAGCGACGACGACCAGGCGCGTGTGGCCGGCACGATCTTGCAGCGTTTGCTCAATCGCTCGTTCGACGACAACGTCAGCAACTGGGACTCGAGCGTGCGCAATGGCATCGAGGACTGGCTCACTGTTGGTATGGGTCAGGGCTGGATGCGCTACGAGGTCAAGACCGAGCCCTACACCGTCGAAGCCGTGTTTGACGAGTTCGGCAACGAACTGAGCCCGGCCGCCGAGGGCGAGCGCATTGTCGAAGAAGACGCGCCCTGCGATTACGTGTTCTGGGGTGACTTCTTCTATTCGCCTGCGCGCACATGGGAAGAAGTGCGCTGGGTGGCGCGCCGCGTCTACATGACCAAGGACAAGCTGATCGAGCGCTTTGGCAAAGAGATCGCCAGCACCGTTCCGCTGTTTGGCCAAAAGCGTGATGGCGACACACGCGACTCCAACCCACAGTACGACCCCTGGAACAAGGCCGAGGTGTATGAGATCTGGTGCAAGGAGACGCGCAAGGTCTATTGGTTTGCCAAGGGCACGCCGACAATTTTGGACGTCAAGGACGACCCGCTGGGCTTGGAAAACTTTTTCCCATGTCCCAAGCCAATGGCGGCCAACGTCACGACCAGCAACTTCATGCCGCGCGCCGATTACATCTTTGCGCAGGATCAGTTCAACGAGCTGGACGAGATCAACACCCGCATCACCTGGCTGACCCGCGCCATGAAGGTGGCTGGCGTGTACGACAAGACGGCCGGCGACTCTGTTGGCCGCATGTTCTCGCAGGCCGCTGAGAACCAGCTGATCCCTGTGGACAACTGGGCCATGTTTGCCGAGGGCGGTGGCGTCAAGGGCAAGATCGACTTTGCGCCGATCGACCAGGTCGCCAACTGCATTGCTCGCCTGCGCGAGTACCGCCAAGACAAGGTCGTGCAGATCTACGAGGTGCTTGGCATCTCGGACATCATGCGCGGATCGAGCCGGGCCAGTGAGACGGCTGCCGCGCAGCAGCTCAAAGCGCAGTACGGTTCCACGCGCGTGCAGCTCAAGCAGTTCTTCATTGCAGAGTGGATCACCTCGATGCTGCGCATCAAGGCTGAGATCATCTGCAAGCACTTCCAGCCCGAGACGATCGTCAAGCGCAGCAACATCGAGCGCACGCCCGATGCGCAGTACGTGCCGGCCGCGATCGAGCTGCTCAAGAACGAAGAAATTGCCGAGTATCGGATCTCGATTGAGGCCGACAGCATGGCCGCGCTGGACTGGGCGGCCGAGCGTGATGCCGCTGTGCAGTTCATGCAGGGCATGGGCGCGTTCATCTCCCAGGTTGCACCGATGGCCCAGCAGACACCGGGCGCAGCGCCTGTGCTGATGAAGCTGTTGCAGTGGGGCGTGGCGAAGTTCCGCGTGAGCACCGAGATTGAGAGCGTGCTCGACCAGGCGATTGCATCAATGCAGCAGCAGATGTTGCAGCCACCCGCACCACCTCAGCCGAGCATCGACCAGCAGATCGAGATGCAGAAGATCGAAGCCAACAAGCAGATCGCCATGCTCGAGTCGCAGACCGACAAAGAGGTGGCCGCTCTCAAGGGCGCGATCGAAATGCAGAAGGTGGAGATGCAAGCCAAGATGGATCAGATGACGCAGCAGTTCGAGAACATCCGCGAGATGCTGCAGCTCAATCCAGAGGCCGGCAACAAGCTGGGCGACTTGCTGGACAACATCCACTCCATGGCGAACAACGCCGTGAGCACTCAGGTGCAGACCCAGCAGCAGCTGGCTCAACTCATGGACGCTGTCGGCCGCAAGAAGCGCCGTGTGCCTGTGCGCGACCCACGCACAGGCGACATCCTCGAGGTGCGCGAGGTGGACGAGCAGCCCGACATGCTGCCCAGCACTGAGGCCGCGCTGGCTGGCGGTGCCCCGCTGCCGCCCGCTGTGCAGCCGCAGATTGCACAACAACCCCAAATGCCGATGTAACAGGAGAACAGCATGGCAGTGATTTATTCGACAGCAGCAAAGAACGCCCGGCTGAACGCCGTGGCCGCAACGATCGACGCGGGCTCTGGCCCTGGCGTTTTGCAAATTGGCACGACGTCCATGGGCACCGTGCTGGCCACTATCGTGTTGGCTGATCCTTGCGCCAGCTCAGCAAGCGGCGGCGTTCTGACTTTCTCAGGCTTCCCACGCTCAGACTCCAGCGCAGACGCCAACGGCACCGCGGCCGCTGCTCGCATCCGCGACAGCGACGGCAACGACGTCATCACCGGCTTGACGGTGGGCACAACAGGCTCTGGCGCGGACATCATTTTTGAGTCTGTGAGCTTTAACGTGGGCGAGGTCATCACGCTCAACAGCGCGACCATCACCGCCAACTAAGGTTCAATCATGGCTCTGTGGGGCACTGGTGTTTGGGACACCGCCAAGTGGTCGGAGCAGGTCGGCCAGATGGCCGCCACCGAAACTGGCGTTGACGTCTTTTCAGGCGAGGGCGATGTAGTCCTGAGCGGCGTCATGGCTGCGACTGAATCGGCCACCGACACCTTTGCCGCTGCGGGCACTGTCGAGATCGTGGGCCAGATGGCCGCGGTCGAGTCTGAGGTTGATGTCTTTGCGGCCGAGGGCACTGTGCAGGTGGGCGGCAACATGGCCGCCACCGAGAGCCAGGTCGACACGTTCGCCGCTGAGGGTGACGTCAACCTGGCCGGCACCATGGCGGCCACAGAGACGGGTGTTGATGTCTTCAGCGCCGAGGGTGATGTCACCACCGGCAACTTCATGGCGGCGACCGAGACAGAGGTCGACACCTTTGCCGCAACAGGCGAAGTTCAACCCCCGCAGCCGGTCAATCCAGTCATTGCAGACATTGGGCCCGGCGACGAGAAGCAACGCAAGAAGGCGCAGAAGAAACGCGACGCGGCGTTTGAGCGCGAGAAGGCAGAGCGCGAGGGCCTGCGCCAGCAGATCAAGCAAGCGGTCGACCCTGTGGTCGAGAAGGCTGCGCCTGTGGTCGTGTCCCAGGGCACGAAGTCTGTGCAGGTGCTGTCGCTGGACGGCTCACGCATCGGCATCAATGTGCCGCCCGCGTTTGATGCCGCAGAGGTGGCGCGCCTGGTGGCCGAGGTTTTGGAATCTGCGCGTGTTGAGGCGCGGATGGTGCAGAAGCGCCAAGAAGCAGAGCGTGCTCGAGTAGAGCTCGCTCGGATAATTAAACGCAGGCGGGACGATGAGCTCCTGCTGTTACTTGACTAAGGTTCCAAATGGCAATCATCAACCCGTACCAGTTTGAGCATTACCTGATCGGCGAAAACGCGACCAACGAGCCGATCCCCGGCAGCGCTGGAGGCAGTTACATGCACCGGCTGGTGGTGACGGTAACCGACAACACGCACGGCAATGTTGTTCTCTCGCATGACGATCACAGCCACACAATCGTGCCAGCAAACGCGGGCAAAGGTGTGTACAGCGTCGAGCTAAATATCTCATCGACGTCGACAGGTTTTTCTGTCAGCACCGGCTCTGCATCGCAAGTTATTGCTGTTGGAATTTTTGGTTGAGGTTTATATGACTAAGGCAGAACAGTTTGTGAGCATTGCCCTGCTGGGCCGCGACCTTGCGCAGATTGCGCACTGGAAGACCAAGAGCTACGCCGAGCACAAAGCGCTGGGCAAGTTTTACGACGGCCTGCTGGATTTGATCGACGGGTTTGTCGAGCAGCACCAGGGCGCGTACGGCAAGCGCATGGACATCAAGCGCAGCGAAGACGATCAGCGTGCTGACATCCGCGAGGTGCTGGAGTACCAGGCCGAATGGATCGAGATGTACCGCTACCAGATCTGTGAGCGCGACGAGTCTGCTTTGCAGAACACGATCGACGAGATCCTGCGCCTGTACCAGAGCACCGCCTACCTGCTGACCTTGGAGTAAGAAATGGATTACCAGTCCTTCATCAACGCGCTGCGTGATCGAGCACGAAAAGTTGTAACGCTTGATGCACCCGAAGACGCCGACCTTGGCGACACGGCCATCGACATCGGCGCCGGGTTTGTGCCTGGTGTTGGCACAGCGCTAAGTGCTCGAGATTTCGAGCGCGCCCGCCGCGAGGGCGACAAGCTGGGCATGGGCCTGTCTGCTGTGGGAATGATCCCAGTGGTGGGCGGCATGACGCGTGGCGTCACCAAAGCCCTCAAGTCTGGCGAGAAGGCCAAAGAGGGCATGACCGCGGCCGAGAAGGCTTGGATGACGCGCATGGAGAAAGTGGCTCGCAACAAGGGTGTGCAGCACCGCGAAGCCATGCGCGAGGGCGGCGAGACGATCGTTGATGATGTTGTGGCGATGGGCCCGAGAACAATCATTACGCCTGAAGACATGTTCGGCAAAGTCGGCGTGCAGGTGCAAGGTGATCGAGCTCGCACCTCCGCTCTAATTCGTCAATTACGAGGAATTCCTCTGGAGGATGGCGTTTTGGCAGAGGGCGGCCCTCTTTACACATTGCTGCACAACCAAAACAAAACTGGTCAAGGCTGGGCCAGCATGAGAGGGGCGGCAGCTGGCAAACAAAAGCAATTTGACGTTGCAGCTGAGAAGACTGGACTTGAGCCTGTTGGCGTTTACAGCGCAATGGGTTTGGAGGGGGTGAATTTTTCCACGCCAGTTGCTGAGTCAATGATCAAGCAACTGCGATTGCTCCGTCCAAACAAAACTGCAATGGCCGCTGCAGACAAAGAGATCAAGCGATATGCGCCAGATTTTGTGGGGCTGCAGTCCCCCGACGCGCTGGCTCAAGCGCTAGGAAAAGACGGGTTTTCTATGGAGGGCGCCGGCCAAATACGCAAGGCGATTGCTGAGCGTTTGATGAAAGCCGAGTATCAAAACCAAGGGTTCCCCGTCTATGACGACATCATTGATGCCGTGACACAGCCTGAACTTAGGTCTGCTCCGATTGGCGCCTCTGGATTTACTGTTTTCAAAGCCAAGCCGGGCGCTGGGCTGATTGAGAAGGGTAGCGTCAAGATGCCTCACGGGTCGTATGACACCGCTATCCCGGGCGAATACATGGGAGGTCTTGCGCAATCAATCCCGGCCGACGTGATGTTCCCCAAGATTTACGAACGCCAACGCGCCATGGGGCGCAACCCAGCACAGATCCATCGCTCAATGCAGGTCAACAACTCAGACTACGAGGTGTTCGATCAGCAGTGGCTGGATGGCGTTATGGAGTACCTGCGGAGGAACGGGCAATGATCGCTTCCAAAGAGCTGGCCAAATCGTCAAGACGCTGGCGCACCTCTTTGGCAACGTCCAGTTGCACAGCCTTTGGCAGTTCCGAAAATTCGTCGGAGAACCTGCACACCGTTTCAGCAGTGTTTGAGTCGTAATCGACAAGAATCAAGGTTTTCATACTGTTGAGGATATCACAACATGACCCGCAAACGCTACATCCAAATGAAAGAGCCGCCCTACGAGCTGATCGAGGTGACGGAAGACTATTCGGCCCCCGCCCGCGCAGACTCTGCGCTCTGGGGGGATCGCCATTACGAGGGCATGACCGCCCCCGATGGCACCGACATCTCAAGTCGCACCAAGCACCGTGACTACATGAAGGCCAAGGGCCTGACCACGATGGACGACTTCAAAGATTCTTGGGCGAAAGCCAAAGAAAGCCGCGAGCGGTACATGACCGAAGGCGGTTCATTTAAGCGTGCCGACATAGAGCGCGCAATTCATCATCTCCAAAACAGGTAACACCATGAGCGAACCCACGACATCCATGCGCGACGCCCTTGAGGCCGCGTTCAAAGACGCAGACCAACCTCTGCCAACTTCCAACGATCAACCCTCTAACGAGCCAGATTTGGCCCTTGAGGCGCAGATTGAGGTTCCAGGCGAGGCCACTGCGCCAGAGGGCGCGCAAGACCTTGCAGCGCTTGCAGAAGGAGACGGCCAGGCCGAAAACGAGGATGTTCAACAACAGGCCCGTGACGACCAAGGGAAATTCAAAGGCAAAGAGGAGGGCATCCAAGCCGGCCCGAAATCTGGCCCCAAATCCAGCGGCGAGCGGGCTCCCGCGTCCTGGAAGCCTGACGTGCGCGAGCACTGGGCCACGCTGCCCGACGGCGTGCGCTCCGAAATTCACCGCCGCGAGGTCGAAGTCCAGCGCACCCTGCAGGAATCCGCAGAGGCCCGCAAGAACTACGACGCCGTGATGAAGACGATCTCCCCTTATGAGGCGTTCATCAAGGCCGAGGGCTCCAACCCGATTCAGGCGATCGACAACCTAATGAGCACGGCCGCGCGTTTGCGCACCGGCACCGCGCCCGAGCTGGCCCAGCTGGTGGCCGGCATCGTCAACCAGTTTGGCATTGGCCGCTTTGGCAACAACTTCATCGACCAGCTGGACAGCGCGCTGGCGGGTCAAGCCCCCCAGGTCAACCACCAGCAGTCTGAGATCGAGCAGGTGCTCAACCAAAAGCTGGCGCCCGTGCAGCAGATGCTGACCCAGTTCCAGCAGGCGCAGGCTCAGCAGCAACAGCGTGCCCAGCAGCAAGTCGTCAGCGAGGTCGAGCAGTTCATCTCTCAGGCCGAGTTCGGCAACGACGTGCGCGAGGACATGGCCGACATCTTGGAAGTCGCCCAGCGCCGAGGCATCAGCATGACCTTGCAGGATGCTTACAAAAAGGCCGTGATGATGAACGACAACGTGCGCAGCGTGCTGACTCAGCGCGTTCAAGCCCAGCGAGCTCAGTCCAGCACCCAAGCTGCCCACCGCGCTCGATCGGCTGCTGTGAGCGTTTCTGGAGCCGCTCCAGTGGGTTCTATGCAGGCCCCGACCACCGATGTGCGCTCGGCCATCGAGGCGGCCATCGTCTCCAGCTCTCGCTGATGCCATAATCACACCATGTCGGGGAAACCCGACTGGTGTGCCAAAGCACCCCAGCCACCGCATAACTCCATAGGAGACGCTAAGGCGTCCCACCTAAGGCAATAGTCGGACTGAGATCGGTTCGCATAGGCGCATCTGAAACCAAGGCGGGCATTTGCCCTTTTTGCACTCAGATGAGGAGTTAATCATGAGTTTTCCAAACGTAAGCGACATCGTCGCAACGACCATCCAGTCGCGCACTCGTCAGATTGCCGACAACGTCACCAAAAACAACGCCCTGTTGTCTCGCTTGAACCAGCGCGGCAACGTCAAGACCATCTCTGGCGGTAACACAATCTTTGAAGAATTGTCTTTTGCTGAAAACGCGAACGGCGGCTTCTACTCTGGTTATGACTTGCTGCCCGTGGCTGCTCAAGACGTGATCAGCGCTGCTGAATTCAACATCAAGCAGTACGCCGTGCCCGTTGTGATGTCTGGCCTCGAAATGCTGCAGAACAGCGGCAAAGAAGCCTTCATCGACTTGCTTGAGTCGCGCTTGAACGTGGCCGAATCCACCATGGTGAACCAGCTGGCCCAGTCGATCTATTCGGACGGCACCGGCTCTGGCGGTAAAGAAGTCACCGGCCTGAACGCCGCTGTGCCTGCTGATCCAACCACTGGCACCTACGGCGGCATCAACCGCGCCACCTGGACTTTCTGGCGCTCCAAGCTGTACGACTTCAGCGCCCAATCTGTGACCGCTAGTTCCACCACCATCCAGGCTGGTTTGAACGCTCTGTGGGCTCAATTGGTTCGCGGTACTGATCGTCCTGACTTGATCGTCTTGGACAACAACTACTGGTCGTTCTACATGGGTTCGTTGCAAGCTCAGCAGCGTTTCACCTCGCCAGAAACCGGCAACCTGGGCTTCCCCACACTGAAGTTCATGGACGCCGACGTGGTTCTGGACGGCGGTATCGGCGGCTATTGCCCTGCCAACACCGGCTTCATGCTCAACAGCAAATACATCAAGTGGCGCCCTCACAAGGATCGCAACATGGTGCCTTTGAGCCCGAACCGCCGCTACGCCATCAACCAGGACGCTGAAGTTCAGATCCTGGCTTGGGCTGGCAACTTGACCACCTCTGGTGCTCAGTTCCAAGGTCGTATCCAAGCGTAATTTGGTGGGCCTGTCGTGGGCTTCCTTTCCCGAGTGGGTGGGGAAGCCCACTCCCTCGGGTTTTTTGAACTAGGAGATTCATATGACCGCACCAGCAACCCCTGTTGCATCCCCCGTTAGCGGCCAAGTCGCCCTCGGCACAGACGTCACGATTGACGCTGTTGAAGGCGTGACTTTCTATTACACGCTGGACGGCTCTACGCCCAACTACACCTCTGCTGAGTACGCAGACGGCGATCTTGATGGCTTTCTGGAGGCTTCAGGCGACAACCTGAACGTCAACGTAATCGCTTACAACGATTCAGACACCTCTCACAGCGAACCCTCTGCTGTTCTGACTGCGCAGTACAGCGCTGTTGGCTATGGCGCAGCGGTTGGCGCAAACACCCCTGCGATCGTTGACACTGAAGGTGTCCAGACTGGCGCAAGCATTCTAGGAATTGGCAAAACTGGTTCTGATGGTGCAAGCGTTGGCGGCGCCCGCATTGGTGGCTCCCCTGGTACGTACTTCAAGTACGAAACCAACGTTTAATCAAAGAAAGAAAAAATCATGCAACCCACGACACCGACCATATTTGAAGAACCTGGTGATTTCGCCAAGCCTGACGAGACGCGCTTTGCCGCGGACAACAAGCTGTATGTCGAGTTCTATCGCAAGCCCGTTCTGCAACCCGGCAAGAGCCGTGAAGCAGGGCGCGCTGTGTATGAGGAAATCGACTACATCCGCATCCATGTCCCCGGCGACAAAGCGTCTGTCGTTGAGCGCCCTGTGAGTCAACAGGACGTGTTCCGATTCCAAGAGCGTTATGCGAAATGGAAAGCCGGCCAAGAAGAAGCTGTGACTGGTACGCCTTTGTCGGCGCTGCCTGGCATGAACCCTTCCAAGGTCGAGGAATACAAGTTCTTCAAATTGGTCACCGTGGAGCAGCTTGCTGAGGCGAACGACAACTTGGGTTCCAAGTTCATGTCCTTCCAACAGGACAAGCAGCGCGCTAAGGCGTTCATGGAAGTGGCGAAGAACAACGCCCCTATCGAGAAGATGAACGAGGAGTTGCAAAAGCGTGATGCTGAGATTGAAAACCTCAGAACGATGGTCGAGGCCCTGCAGGCGTCGGCTCAAACCAGCAAGCGCAAGGTTGCGGCTACCGCAGAGGTAGCAGAGTAAGTTAGAGGGCACGGGAATGGCATATCAAATCATTGCTGAGAATTCGCTTTCGGCCATCGTTCAAAACGTGGCTGCGATGGTCAGCTATCCCGTGCCCGCTGACCCTGCGGGCTCGACAGATCCCGCAGTCATTCAGATGGTGCAGGCCGTCAACATGGCCGGCATTGAATTGCTGTCCATGTACGAGTGGCAACAGCTCGTCAAACGCACGTCGCTGCCGATTGAGGCAGACATTGTCGGCGTGCGCGAGCAGTCGTTTGCATTGCCTGAAGATTTCTACGACTGGGTCGATCAGACCAACTGGAACGCGACAACGCAGTTCCCGTCTCTTGGCCCTGTGTCGTCACAGATGTGGCAGCAGCTGCTGATTCGCACCACGTTGCCAACCCTGTCGTTCTACTGGCAAGTGCGCGGCAATTTGCTGTACGTGCTTGCCCCACCGTCGTCCGAGCAGACGATGAGCTTCTTCTACTTGTCGGCTGGTTGGGTGCGTGATGCCGATGACCCAGACCTGTACAAGAACCGCATGACCAAGAACGGTGACACGGCGCTGCTTGACGCGCCGATGCTCACCTACTACGCCCGCGTCAAATGGCTCGAAATGAAGGGCCTGGACTCGAGCGCGGCGGCGCGTGACTTTCACATCATGTACGAGAACCGCAAGGCGGCAAAGACGGGTGCCTCGGTGCTGTCGATGGCCCGCGACTTCCGCATCCCGTACATCCAGCCGCTGACCAACACGCCTGACACTGGCTACGGGGGAGCGTCCTAATGCCTTTGGTGCCGCTCAAACCCGCCCGCGCGCCAGCCCGCTCGGCGGCGGCACAGGTGTCTCAGCTCGCAAACATGCCACCCCCAACGGGTGGCCTGAACCTGCGCGATCCCATCAGCGAGATGTCTCCGTTGGACGCGCTGGTGCTGGACAACCTTATCCCGCGCCAGCAGGGCGTAGAGCTGCGCAAGGGCTGGCAGGTGTTTGTGGATGCCGAAGAAGGCATCACCGAATACAAGTCCACCTTCTCCTACAACGCAGCCAACCCAAACGATTCCAAATTGTTTGCGGCCGCCAACGGCGACATTTACGACGTGACCGATGGCACGTCTGTGTTGTCCGAAGCCGCGACCGGCAGCACATCCGATCTGTGGTGGGTGACGCAGTTCTCTACCACCTCGGGCGTCTACCTGCTGGCCGTCTCTCCTGGCGCGGGCTATTGGACGTACGACGGCACAACATGGACAGACCGCACTGCGGCCTGCACAGGCTTGCCGACCAATGTGCGCACGGTGGCCGTGTGGAAACAGCGCATTTGGTTCACCTGCGAGGATGACTCGGACGTCTACTACCTGCAGGACGTGAACGCCATCCAAGGCACTGCCGTGGCCTTCCCTATGGGCTCGGTGCTGCGCAACGGTGGCTACGTCTCGGCGCTGGTCAACTGGACGATCGACTCGGGATTCTCGGTCGACGACTTCCTGGTTGTGATCGGCACCGAAGGCGACATCGGCGTCTGGTCTGGCACTGACCCATCAAGCGCCGCCGACTTTGGCATCAAGGGTGTTTGGTACATCGGCCCCGTGCCGCGCTATGGCGTGTATTTCACGCCGTTTGGTGGCGACGTGATGATCCTGAGTGTGCAGGGGTTGATTCCCCTGTCGAAGCTGATTGCCGGCCAGTACAACGAGGCCGCGGCCAACACCATGCCCGCGTCCAAGGTGCAGCCTGTTCTTGGGCCCCTGATTGCTCAGCTGCAGGACAGCCAGTCTTGGAACGTGACGCTGGTGCCCAAGGAAAGCATCCTGCTGATCCAGGTTCCTGCAAACACGTCTGGCGTGTACCAGCAGTACGTGATGAACACGATCACAGGCGCCTGGTGCACGTTCTCCAACATGAACATGGTCAGCACAGCATTGCTGGGCGGCCAACTGTATTTCAGCGACAACGCCGGCCGCGTTTGCAAGGGCCTCTACGGCAATTACGACGCCTTAGACATCAGCGGGCTCAATGGAACAGCCATCGAGGGCGATGAGCAGGGCGCGTTCAATTCTTTCGGCACGCCTGCCCAGCTCAAGAAGTTCCACATGGTGCGGCCAATCTTTTTGGCGCTCACTGCGCCGAGCGTTCTGTTGCAGCTCAACACTCAATACGCCGTCAACAACGTGTCAGGCTCCCCAACTTATGCCGATTACGGCGAGGGCGTGTGGGACGAAGGCAACTGGAACGAAGCGTTTTTTGCCGGCGGCATCAACACTTATCAATCATGGGTCGGCGTGACCGGCTTGGGGTACTACGGTTCAGTGCGCATGAAAGTGCGCGGTCAGCCTGGAACGGTTTTGACGTCCATGCACGTGATGACCGAGCTGGGTGGGGTCATGTGATGAAGCTGGTCACAGACAAGCCTGGCGAGTACCCAGTTGTCTGGGAATGGATGAACCGCAAGACGCGGCTGCCTTGGAGCAGCGATTTGCGCATGATTGGCTTGATGCGCGAGGACGGCACGATTGCCGCCGCGGTGGGGTACAACGCTTGGACTTTCAGCTCTTGCTGGATGCACGTCGCGTTTGACAACGCGCACTGCTTAAACCGCACGCTTTTGCGTGAGGCGTTTGAGTATCCGTTCGTAAAATGTGGCATGGAGGCCGTTTACGGCCTGACCCCTAAGGGCAACGACGAAGCCCTGCGGATGAACGACAAGTTGGGTTATCGCAGGATCGTTGAAACGATCGACTGCGTGATGTTTGAAATGAAGGCCGACGAGTGCCGTTGGCTTAAGGAGAAAGAATATGGGCGGCAAGGGATCAGCACCAGCAGCACCTGATTACACGGGCGCCGCTCAAGCGCAGGCGGCAGCCTCGCGTGAGCTAACTGACGTTCAAAACTGGGCCAACCGGCCCACGCAAAACACGCCTTGGGGCAGCACCAGTTGGTCGGCTCAAGCTGGAACAGATCCAGCCAGCGGCAGACCAATCACGGAGTGGACTCAAAACACCACACTCAACCCGCAACTTCAAGACGCGCTCAATGACCAGCTGTCAATTCAGTCTGGCAGAAACGATCTTGCGCAAAACTTTATGGGTCGCGTGGCAAACGAGTTCGGAAATTCGTTTGATTGGAACAACTTGCCGCAAATGCAAAGCGCTGGTGGCCCAGGCAGGCTGCAAGGCGGTTTCAACTTTGGCTCTCAAATCCCGCAGATTGATTCCGGGTTCCGCGACCAAGTTGCCGGTCAGTTGATGCAGAAGATGCAGCCGGTGCATGACTATCAAACCCGCGGCATGGAAACCAAATTGGCAAACCAAGGCCTGCGCCCTGGCTCTGAGGCTTACGACCGCGCCATGGGTCAACTTGGCCAACAGCAAGCCGCAGAGCGCTACAACGCTCTCGACGCGTCTGGCAACGAGGCACAGCGCTTGTTCGGCATGCAAATGCAAACCGCGCAGCAGGGCTACAACCAGAACCTGGGCGCCGCTCAGTTCGGCAACCAGGCTGCGGCTCAGCAGCAGGGCCTCAACCAGCAAGCAGCTCAGTTCCAGAACCAACTGCGCCAGCAGGCGATTGCAGAGCAAGCACAGCGCCGCGGCATGTCTCTGAACGAGATGAACGCTTTGCTGTCTGGCCAGCAGGTGGCAATGCCACAGATGCCCAGCTTCAATCAGGCTCAGCGTTCAGAGACGCCCAATCTTTTGGGTGCCACTCAAATGGGCTACGACGCGCAGCTGGGTTCATACAACGCGCAGCAGGCTGGCTTCAACAACTTGCTCAATGCCGGTGCGCAGCTCGGCTCGGCCGCGTTCATGTTCTCCGATCGCCGCCTGAAGTTGGACATTAAGCGCGTCGGCACTCACGCAATTGGTGTGGGAATTTATGAGTACACAATGATGGGAATGCCGCAACGCGGTGTGATTGCACAAGAGGTGCAGGCAGTGCGTCCTGACCTGGTGAAGCGCCACACCAACGGCTTCCTGATGGTGAATTACGGGGGTCTGTGATGAATGACGATTTGATGTTTGATTACCTTGTTCAGATGGGCGCTATGCGTCCAGAGCAAGACGAAGTGAAGCGCAAGCAAGCCATGGTTGACATGCTGCGCAAGAACGCCATGGCGCCTCAAGAAGGTCAAATGATCGGCAAGCACTACGTGGGCCCCGGCATCGCGGGAGCAATCAGCCAATTGGGTCAAGCCTACTTTGCCAAGCAAGGCCAGACCGGCGTCGACCAGGCTGCAACCGACATGAACGCACGCCAGCGGGCAATGCTTGAGGCCCTGCGCAAAAAACGTCAGCAGCCTGCAATGGCCACTCCTGTTGGTTCGTATGACCCATACATGAACCTGCGCGCCCCCGGCGACGAGGCCTGATCATGGATGAGTACAGCGTGTTCAATAACGACGAGGACAGCTTTTTCCAGCCAGTTGTCCTGAAAAAGACGCGCGCCAAGTCCAAGGGCGGCACGCTGACTACCACCGTGCAGCCGGGTGAAGCTGTGCTGCCTAACGCGGTTTCTCGTTATCGCAAGCGCGCCGCCGACTTGTACGCCCAAGGCGACGATCTTTACAACTCCGACCCAGATCTGGCGCAGATGCAGGAGTTCGCTAAGCAGCGCGGTGAACAAGGCGAAGGCGCAATGCTGAACGCGCTG